GAGCAGGAGGTGTTGTGACTGGAACAAATGGTGTTTTTACAGGTTGCATCGCAAATGGATTTTCTGGTGTCCCATCTGGTGGTGGCGGTGCTACTGGTGGTATTACAGGATTATTACGTTGAAATTCTGCAAATTTTGCTCTACTAGCTTGGTCTCTTTCTGCCATTTGCTTAGCTATTGGATTAGTATAATTTTCAGGCAAAGCATTTCCTGAAGATAAATCTTTCATTAATTGACTAAATAATTGAGGGTCTGTTTTTTCTAATCTAAATTCATCTATTCGTGCTTGACCTATATCAGCAGTTTTTTCATTTCCAGGTGTACCATAACTAATTTGTGGAATAAGTTTTTTTATTTCATCATCAGACATACTTGCGTAGTCTCTTGTGTCTACTCGTCCAAGTGCTTCTCTTGTATTAGGCTGAGACATAAATCCACCACTTACTATTGGGTCTGATGGTTGAAATGATGATTGTGCTAAAGGATCATTAGGTATAGATTGTAATATTGGCTCAGGCATACCTTGTTGATTATCAACAAGTTGTATTGGTGCAGGAACTCCTATTTTTTGAGTTGGACTTGTTAAATCTGGAGGTTTAGGTAAAAAATCACTACCACCTAATATTGGAGCTACAGGTCTGCCCATGCTTCCAGGACCATCATTAACTGGTGCACCTGGTCTTATTCCTGGACCAAAGCCATAGTCTATTTCTGCTGGTTTAGGAACAGGTTTGCCATCTGGACCTATTGTTGCCCTATTATTAGGATCAAGTGGATTAAGTATTTGATTTATAGAAGTTATACCTTCAGCTGGTCCACCTGGTATAGGTGGAATAACTTGTAAACCTGCATCTCGAGTGCCAATTTGTGTTGGTCTTCCTGGACCATCATTAACTGGTCCACCTATTTGAGGTGGTTTAGGTAAGAAATCGCTACCACCTGATATTGGATTAGTAACTCCTCCACCTATTGGTTTACCGCCAAAACCTGGCATTGTAAATCCAGGTATTGTTACATCTGATCCACCTTCAATAGGTATTGTTATTGGTGATGGAGTTGGTGTTGGCGAAGGTGCACTTGGAGGTGCAGGAACAACTGGTGGTTTACCTTCTTGTGGTGGTGGTGTTTTATCTGGTGGTACAAATGTTTCACCTTTATAATTAAAATTCTCTGATCCACCAGGATATTGTATTGGATTACCTTTAAAGTTACCCATACCTGGTGCTTGATAAGCTGGAGGTGTTTCTACAGGATTTGGTTGACTTGGATCGCCTGCATATATTATTGGTGGTTTACCTTCTTGCGGTGGCGGAGTATCACCTGGTGGTGGTGTTTTATCTGGTGGTGGTACATCTGGTGGTGGTACATCTGGTGGTGGAGTATCATCTGGTGGTGGTGGTTGTGGTGGTTGATAACCATAATATGGTTGTATAGGTTGTTGTGTAAATCTTGCATATGGATTAATCATTCCACCCATTTGTGGATTACCATAAAAACTTCTATAACTAGGTGTTTGCATAAATGGATTACCATATCCACCAAATTGAGGTGGTGGTGGTGTAAGTTGAGGACTATAACCTCTTCTGTCTCCAAACATTCCTCCTAATCCTCCTCTTCTTTCTCTACCCATATATGCACTAGGAGTAGCATATGGATTGCTTCCTTGTATATCTGTAGCTGTAGGATTCATACCTTGAAAGTATGAAAACTCTGGCATAAATCCTGGCATAAATCCAGCAGGTATTGGATTAACTCTTCTAGCTCTAGGTGCATTATAAGCACCATAGTTATAACCAGTACCAGTTTGATTATATTGACCTCCTCCGCCACCTCTTCCACGACCACCATACATATTAAAACCGCCTCTTCTAAATCCTGTTCTACCGCCTTCTGCCATAGGTATTTGTTCAGGATATCTTTCATACATTCTTTTTTTGCGTTCTTCTTCGTCTAGTCCCATTTGTATTAACATTCGTTCATATTCTTCTTGTGATTGTATAATGCCTTGTGCACCAAGACTTGCTCCTGCTACCATTCCACTAGGAGACATCATTCCTGTAGCTAATGCTTGAGCACCTTGGTCAAAACCACCTGAAAATGTATTGCTTAATGCTTCTCCAGGAGTAAATCCTCTAAAATCACCTGCAGGATTAAATCCAAGTTTAGAACCTTCTTGTGCAGCTTTAATTGCAGTATCTCTTGCTGTTTGTTGTGCTGTTTGTACTGATAAATCTGTTGCTCCAGGTAATACTGCTGCATCTATTCCTGGCTGTATTGCTGCATCTGCTCCTATAGCAGCTTCTGCTCCAGTATTAAGTGCTTTTGTTCCCATACCTGCTGTAAGACCTGATAATAATGCTTTACTACCAGAGCCACCTGTTTGTGCATAAGTAGCTAAACCTGCTCCTATACCTGACATAGCTGCTGCTGATAAACCAGTGCCTGCTAAAATAGTAGGAGCTAACATTGAACCTAAAATTGGTGCTAAGAAAGGTAAGAAAGCTTCAGGTTGTCCTGTTTCTGGATTTGTTGTAATAGGCATAGCAGATGCTAGTCCTTTTACTTCAGCAGGATTTACATGAAGAAGCATAGAATCGCCATAACGACCTTGTGCTGCTACATTTTTAGTTTGTTGTTTAATATCCATTATCTGTCTTCCTCTTTTGTTTCACAGCCAAACATGTTAAAACTCATGTCTACTGCACTAGTATAAACTTTTACTACGTCTGTTTGATTTAATGTTATGCCAATTACTATAGTTAGTGAATCATTTGCTGCTACTGATTTATCATAATATAAATACTGCTTATCATCAGCAGAAGCTCCAGCTACATGAACACTTAATCTAAATGTTATAGCTGATCCTGTTCTATTTGCTGCAACAATAGAGCTAACAGTTGTTTGCGTCATATCAGGCACTGTGTAAAGTGTAGTTGTTGTTGTTGCTGCAGGGTCTACTTGACCTAATACTTTTAAACTATCCGCCACTAGTAATCCCCATTAATAAAAATTGATGTCTTTTTAAACTTTTGCTTGCAGTTACACTTTGCATTTTTTTCATTCTATCTTGTTCTATAGCTAAATCTTGTACTGCTTGTTCTATAATTCTTCTTGTAACTGCTTCATCTGAGGCATTATATTCTTGTTGTGCTAAAGGTAATGCTATTGTTTTAGGATGTGCCATTATCTTTTACCATCTGGTCTTATATCTAATCGTAAATCACCAAGTCTCCAACCATAATCATTAGATGTATTAGATACTCTGATAGCACATTGCCTGCTTCTTGCTCGAGTATTTGTAAATGTAGAAGCTGGTGTTACTGATACTGTAGATAAAGTAGATAAATCTTCTAATGGATAATTTCTACCTTTAATTGTAATTGTTACTGAATCAGAAGTTGTTTGCTGATCTCTAAATTGCACATCTGGTATTATTTTATTTACTGCAATAAATTTTTCACCATCTGGGTCTAAATCAAAATCACTAGATTCTATATAGGCAGAAAAATTATTACCATCATCACTATGTCCTATTTCATGGTTATATAAATAATTTGTATTACTATCATCATTTTTACTTGATGCAATAGGATTAGTTAGTATTAAAGCTTCATTCCAAGCAGTTCTAACAAAGTTATCTGATGTAGTTCCAATAGACCATACATTTTCTAAATAGTTATACATCACATATTTATTTACTTCTAAACTATCTGATGATGGATAAAACCACATTATTTCATTAGCATTTTCATTCACTGCACCAAATATTTTATATGATTGACCTTCGTTTATATCACTTAAAACATAATCTAATACAGTACATGGTAGCCTTTGAGCACTACCTGAATAACTATAAAATCCACCTCTATCCATAAAGTAAACTTGGTTATTAGCATTTACTGCTGCATTAGGAGATATTAAAGATGGACCATGTGCTACTTCATTAAATGAAAATACAAATGGTGCTCCTACAAATCTCATAGAAACTATTCCTGCATCTGTCCAAATAAGTATTTCTTGCCTTGTTCTTAATGCACCTATTATTGTAGAACCCATTGATAATTGAACACCACCAGCTTGATTTGTTGCAGTGGGAGTCCAATCTG